AGAGAAATTAGCGTCATCGCCTAATGCTGCTGCTAATTCGTTTAATGTGTTCAAAGCTGCTGGAGAAGAATCTACTACTCCTGCAACTTCTGCGTCCACATACGCTTTAATGCTTTGTTGTGAAGATACGTGTGTTGAGCTATTACTAGCCATATTATCTTCATCTTTTAATGGTAATACATAATTGTTTGCAGATGCTGCAATCCCATCTAATTTAGAATGGTCTGCTGCTTCAAAAGGAACTGATGTTACTCCACCAATAGTTAAGGCGTCTGTTTCCAATGTTCCGTCAATATCTGCATCTCCGGATACGTCTAAAGTCGTTATATCTACATCTGAATTTGCAGCATCTACTTGAAATATTACATTACCACTACTATCTTTTACTCTAAAATCTACATCATTACCACCGTTATTGTGCATTGTGTAATTACTATATAAAGTAAAATGCCCTACATCATTTCTAACAATATTAACATTATTGTCTGTTGTTGAGCCAAAGGTAACAGTAGTATCCGATGCAGCAACTCTTGCACTTACAGTATTTGTAGTATCTGTTATGTTTAATTGTGGAGTTGAAGCATCATTAAATGTTACATCTCCAGTAAAAGTAGGACTTGCTAAAGTTTTGTTAGAAAGTGTTTGTGTATCTGTAAGTTGAACAATATCACTATTGGTAATAGATGCAATCTTTGTTGCAGTATCTGCATTACCAGTTGTATCCTGGTTAAGTGTACCAACAACTAAATCTATTGTTCCATCTCCATCTTGATAAGTAGCAGTAATTCCAGTTTCGGTATTACTACTAAACATTCCTCCTACGACATCTTGTATTTCTTCATCTGTTTGATCTGCTGTCGCACCTGCTTCAATAGCATCTAATTTAGTTTTATCTCCATTTGCAAAAGCTCCTTCTGATGGTTTAGCTTGTAGTGTAGATATTGTTACTCCCTTAACACCTGCTAAATCAGTTAATTCTGAATCCATTAACGCACCAGCACTTGTTACATTGGCAGTATCTGTTACATCTGCACTTGCTTCAATAGCGTTTAGTTTACTATGGTCGGCATCTGTAAAAGTATTAGAGTCAGAACCAGCTTCTACTGCTGCAACAATCTCTGCATTTGTTTGGTCTGCTGTTGCAGATGCTTCTATTGCATTTAGTTTTGAATGGTCTGCGTCTGTGAATACATTAGAATCGGTAGCTGCTTCTACAGCAGTTCTTATTTCTGCGTTACTTTGGTCAGCAGTAGCTGACGCTTCTATAGCATCTAATTTATTCTTTAAGGTTGTTGTGAAGTTATTATCTGATTGCGTAGCTACTGTTAAGTCTATTGTGCCATCGCCATCTTGGTAAGCAACGGTAATACCTGATTCAGTATTACTTGTAAACATTGCACCTACTAGATCTTGTATTAATTCTGTATTAACATTAGCATCTACATACGCCTTAATACTTTGCTGAGTTGCTAACAATGTCGCAGAGTTAGAACTAAAATCATCTTCATCTGCAAATGCAGTTATTGTTATAGTTCCATCTGATAAGTTCTGGAAAGAAGTCGTTCCAGTAAGACTAGCTCCTGCTAGGGGAGCTTTTAAATTTAATTGTGTTTGTATATTAGATGTAACGCCATCAATGTAATTGATTTCTGCTGTCGTAGCAGTTACGCCATCTATAAGATTTAATTCTGTTGTAGTGGCAGTTACGCCATCTAATAAGTTTATTTCTGCTGTAGTCGCAGTAACACCATCTAGGATATTAATCTCTGCTGCAGTAGATGTAACACCATCTAAAATATTTATTTCAGCAGTAGTAGATGTAACTCCATCTAATAGATTCAGTTCGGTAGCTGATGAAGAAGTAGCAGTTATTTTAGTTACTGCTGCATCGATTACAGCTCCAGTATGAGTTGAGGTAAAATTAGCCATATATATGTCCCTTTTTCAGTTAAGGGGGGTATATTGCAACCCCCCTAATTAACTACTACGGATTCAAGAAGTTAACTACTCCACAAGCTGTTGAACTTGCAGCGTGTGATAACACAGCTCCAAATAAAACATCTGCGACAACAGAAGTTGCTAAGTGATCAATATCATAAGATGATTGAACTCTTGGTGCAATTTGCTGTCCAAAGTAAAGTGATTCTTTCTTAAAAGCAGTACCAATCTGCGTACCATCAGTTCCAGATTCACTCCAGTCTGTTGATGCGAATACAGGCATACCATATATTTGCATTACAGAACCAGAAGAAATTGGGTTTGCTGAATCTCCTCTAAGATTAGCAGAGGTAAACTCTCCCAATCCCATAAGTTGCATATATACTTTAGGATTTACATATAAGAATGTTTCACCGTCAGTATAGTCGTGATTAGCGTCTAGGAATTTCTCTAAACCACCTCTTAACTCAGCAGCCAATAAGATATTGTCTGTTGCAACATCAGTATTATTACCTGTGTTACCTTTAAGAGTTGTTGCAAGATAGTTTTCAACTTTCTTAGCTAAAGCATAACCCATACTTTTTGCGTATGCGTTAAATAGATCTGCCGATTCTTGTACTTTTACAATATCGTCAATTCTTTTAGCTTCGTAGTGATGTTGATCGATTGCTAGTTGTCTAACACCATCAGTCTGAGCTGAGTATGTTACTGCTGTTCCAGCAGATTTAGCAGCAGCTGCTTCTTCAGCTACTTTAGGAATATTAAGAATGTCGCCACCACCTGATACCATAGATGAGAAATCAGTTACTTGATTTCTTAACTGAAATTTTCTTTCAGCGTAGTCAAGAATTGCATCTCTCCACATTTCAGGTATAAAATTTGCGGCTGTTGTTACTGTTACATTTGCCATTTTATTTTCCTCCTCAGGAATTTAAATTTATCTTTTTTTCTTAAGATAGTGGCTTAACAAGTCGTTATGACTTTTTCTTCGATCCTTACCAGAATCTAAACTTTCAAAGGGGTTGCCTTTGAACTTTTGAACATTGACTTGGTTTTCTACATTGCCAACATTCACTCCAGCTTTCTGGGTAAATTCTTCGGTAATTGTTCGAAGTAGTGTTAAATCCTCTACCTTCTCAAATTTCTCTCGCTTACCTTCAGGAATCTGGCTTAGTAGTGCGTTTCTTTCTTCTGTAACATATCCATTGAACGCAGTTGATATTTCTTCGAATTGCTTCGACAACTCTGCATTCTTGTTCTGTTCTTCAGAAAGTAGGGTTTTATATTCCCCTTGCTCTGCTAAACTATTTTTACGCTGTTCTTCCTGTTCGAGATTTATATTTTCCATTTTAGATTTTAACTCATTGCGTTCTTTCACAACTTCGTTAAACCTAGAGTATGGAACAGCTTGATCTAACTTTTTTTCGTCTTTATTGACTTGAGGTTCTTTTACAGCTTCCTCTATGGCTGCATTCTGCATTTCTTCAGACATTTTAACTCCTTTAGTGGATTATTATATGGCTTTAAGTTAATTATGAATTAAATTAAGAACAATTCAAATGTCAAAAAAAATAAAAGAGTTTGATTTCAAGCAGCAATGGTTCGATTTTATGAATTATGTGCCACACGCAGGACAACGAAAGTTGCATTTCCCTGAGAAGCATACTGCATCTTACTTCGTAAATATATGTGGTAGAAGATATGGGAAAACTACTGCTGCGTATCGAGAAGCAGAGTTTTATGCTGCACAACCTAATAAAAAAATATGGCTAGTTGGTTTATCCTACAAAAAATCACGATTAATGTTTCGTGAGATTTGGAAAGATATGGTAGCTGGTAAAGGTAACGATATTGATAGAGCATCAGAAAAAGAACAGTATATAAAATTCAAGTGGGGTACAACAGTAGAAGGTATGTCTTGTGAAAATCCTGATTCATTAGTTGGAGAAGGTGTTGATTTATTAATCATAGATGAAGCTGCTAAGATGCCTAGAAAGATTTGGGATATGTATTTATCTCCTACACTAATTGACAGAAAAGGTAAAGCTATATTTATTACTACTCCAGAAGGGTTTAATTGGATATATGATTTATTCTTATTAGGGCAAAGCGACGAGCAATGGTATAGTGTGCAATCTCCAAGTTGGGAAAACGAACACGCATTTCCAGAAGGAGAGAATGACAAGTTCTTATTGGAACGAAAGCGTAATATGTCCAAAGAGTTGTTCGATCAAGAATTTGCTGCAAAGTTCACTTCAATGGAAGGACGAGTATATCCATTCGACAGACAAAAAGATATGGGAGATGTTCCTTATAATCCAGAGCTACCAACATATTGTTCTATGGACTTTGGATTTAGAATGCCATCAGTATTATGGTTTCAAACATATATGCAAGATGGTAACCAACATATTAATATTATTGATGAAATAATTCACGAAAGAAATATACCTACTGATAGATTAGCAGAAATGATTAAGAAAAAGAACTATCCTGTGATTACTTATTATGGCGATCCTGCTGGTACATTTGTTCAAGGACAATCTGGTATGGGGGATATTCATATCTTTAGAAAGCACGGAATTTATGTAGAGTATCGTATGGATAAACTATCTCGTAATATACAGGGTGGTATAAGTTATTGTCGTGGTTTCTTTGAAAATGCAGATGGATTAAGAAGAATAAAAGTAGATAATAGATGCGTTGGTATTGCAGAAGATTTTGAGAACTATCGATTCCCAGAAGCAGTAGAAGGTAAGGCAATTTCAGAGAATCCTATCAAAGATGGATACAATGAACACGGCTGCGATGCTTTCAGATATTTTATATTGAATAGATTTCCAATTAGAAGTAACTTCATTGGAAGAATATCACGATAATAGGAAAACAAATGATTTTTACACCACAAGAGATTATACAGGATTCATTAACGCACTTTAAAGAAGAACAAGCAAAAGCGAGAAGGGAAGAAGTTAGAAAGTCATTAGATTATTATTCTGGTTCACTAACACATCAATATATAGAAGATTATTTTAAGTCTGACGCATTCCAAGAAATTCCTCACTACAATACTAATATCGTGAAAAAATTTGTAAATCGTATGTCCAAGATATATACGATTGGTGCTAAAAGAAATGTAACCAAGAAATATGACGAGATGACTGAAAAGAAAAATGCTCGTATGAAACAAATGGAACGTATGACTAGACTTATTGGTACGTGTGCTACTTATGTAATGTTCGATGAAGAAGAACAAAAATTTGATTATCGTCCTATTTATTATTTTGAGCCATACTTTGGCGACAACCCTTATAAACCAGAAGCTATTGTTTATCCAATGATGCACGGACACGCAGACTTATCAGATACAACAGAATTAAAATATGCTTACTGGGATTCAGAAAGATGTATCAAGTTTGATGACAATGGAGATGTGTTTGATGAAATAGAACACAATCTAGGTGTATTACCTTTTGTATTTACTCACAGAGAAGAACAATTAGATTCTTTCTTTGTTGAGGGTGCTACAGATTTAGTATCTGCAAATGAGCATATCAATATTACAATGACTGAAATGCAACTTGGACTACGTTTCCAAATGTTTGGACAACCAGTAGTAACTGGACTTATATCTGATAATTCTAATGTAAGAGCTGGATCAGATGAAATTTTAACTTTGCCAGAGGGTAGTAACTATAATATTGTTGCTCCACAAGGAAATGTAAGAGATGTTATTGAAAACATTAAATGGCAAATAGAATTAGTGGCGTTAAAT